CCAAAGGGCCTGCTAAAGGCCCAAGCCTCCTACAGAGAGGAATGGGGCGCCTTCGTGTGGCCACTGGGCGCACTGGCAAATTCTGGTCTAAAGCCGGAACAGGCGGCGGAAGGCTGGGATCCTTCCTCGGAGCGATTGCAGAAGGTGGATCAAAGTGGAAAAAACCATTCGAAGCCGCCGGCAAGTGGCTCCCCAAATGGGGGCTCAAAATGGGCAGCCGTGTTGTTGGGGCACTGAAGTTTGTTGCTAAGCGCTTCCCGTTGATTACAGCCATCTTTGGAGTGGTTGAAGGATTCAAAAACTTGGTAAAATTTGTTAAGGGAGTTTTCACTCTTGACTTTAAGATGGCATTGGAAGGTGCGGCAGGATTTTTCTGGGATTTTGCTAATTCTATTACCATGGGCGGCATGGACTGGATTGTTAAAAAGTTTAAGAAAAAGTTTGGCATTACAGGAGACATCTGGTTTGAATTTAAGGAGGCCCTTAAGATGATACCGGGTCAACTTAAAGAATTTTTCTGGGACCAGGGGATCTTAAAGTATGGTAAGAGGGCGGGTGACTTGCTAATGAGATTGTTTGGTAAGGACGATGCCGCAGCAACCGCCGCAACGGAAGCAGGATATAAAAAGGGCACCCTGGCCTGGCAGCGACGCTATAAGAAAGAAGGCGGCACAAACGTGGACCTGATGCCAGATGTGGATGATTTTATTTTCCGAGGAAATGCAAGAGGAGGTACCATTACTCCCATCGATAAGAGAGACGAGCTTCTGGGCATGAAAGCCGGCGGTACCATCCAACGCTTTATGAGAGACATGGCCCGAGCAAACGCACAACACACAGCGGACTTGCTTACAGGAGGTAAGGGCGGTGAGCCCCAAGTAATTAACTTCTATGTGGGTAAGAAGAAGGTAGACTCAATCGTTATCGACGCTTTCGATGGACCGCAGGGGAAGAAACTCTTCGGCCCGTTCGCGCGGAACGGACAATAGGAGGGTAGATCGTGGATCCAGGATTAATTTCAAATTTTAGAATTAAGATAGAGCATCTTGCGACACACCAGTCTGTTTCTTTTAAAGGGTGGGTTACAGATTTTTCCGATGATTTTAGTTCGAATTGGAACACCACAGAGGTATATGGTCGCATGGACCCCCTGGCCACCTTTCAGGGAACTACACGCACGATAAATCTATCATTTGATGTTGTGGCCGGTTCCCGTACCGAAGCTATTAGAAATGATGAAAATATAAATAAGTTGATTCAGTTTTTATATCCCGTTTATGATCAAGGCTCAAGTGGCGAAGGGGTGTCATGTACTCGACCAAAGGATCAGTCGATTGTTGCTGCAGCGCCCCTTTTGCGTATGAGCTATGCTAACCTAGTTCAGAATAACGTAGACCAACAGGGTCTCGTGGGATATTTGGCAGGCATTAATTATTCCCCCAATTTAGAAGCCGGCCAGTTCTTACCAACTTCGACACAAACAGCCAGCCCCGGGCGAGAAATAGTATATCAACAATTAAGTATTAATCTTTCGTTCACAGTGTTGCATACTCATCTTATGGGCTGGGTACAGGGTGAAGGCAACACTTTTTATTTTGGCGCCAACCCCGGCGAAACCGGAGATACAAAATATTTATCTAACTTTCCTCATGGGGGAACCACAGGAGAGGTGGAGGATACCTCAGAAGCTCGGCCGGAAGGAGATCCCTCCGACGCCGGCGGCAATGACCCAATGTTAGCTTCGGAAGCTGAGACCGACGCCACTGCCCAAGGTGCAGAAGCCGATGTTCAAGAGGCCAACAACAGCCAAATCACCGGAGAGTGTTAGGAGGTAATATGTCTAATCGATACGATGACCGCAAGATATTTAAAAATTCAAACGAAATGTATGAACACGTTTTTGATGAGCGGGATGTAAAATTTATTCGTCACTATGGTAGCCCCAAGACAAGCTACCCCTCAACCATTCAAATGCGGGGAGTAAAGAGGGTTCAACATGTGTGGCGCGTAGGAGATCGGTATTATAAACTAGCTGCTCAGTTCTATGGCAACCCGACGTATTGGTGGGTAATCGCACAATTTAATAAGCGCCCCACCGAGGCTGATCTTACGCCTGGTGATTTAATTTATATTCCGCTGCCCTTGGAGACTATTCTCGGAATATATTTGAGGTAAACGGACGATGACCTCCACAAATTGGGAAAAACAATATAAAGACTGGTACACCCAGAAGTTTATGCGTGCCTGCGCGCTGTACGCGGTTGTCCATGATATGAGTAAACCTAAAGGTACGCGCAAAGACGGCAGCAATGCAGACTGGAATTACAAGAAAGCTCTCGAAAAAGAGACGGAATTTAAAATTCCCACCCCCCAACTTAATCAAGAACATGAATCTGGCTCTGCGCCCCCTGTGGAGCAAACAAATATCGGCGCACAGCAGCAACCTCAAAATGCATATGACCGTGTACGTCAAGGATTTCTCAGTGGCAAAGGAGAATATAGTTTTTGGCAAGACGCAGCAGAACTCACCGACGCGCAGATTGCCGCCGGCGGCACCATACACAAACAAATGTTTGTTCATGGTTGGACTAAGCGATACAAGTTTAGAACAATGGAGCCCATCCTTAAAACGTTTATGGAGATGCCAGCAGGACAGCCGGGCCTGTGGCTTATATCTGAAAAATTTAAGTTCTGGGGAATCAATGGATCGCCCGTATATAAGCCCCGGTCGTTTAATGTACTTATGTCAACCATTATGAATGCGGGAGGATCCGGTGTAGATTCGGTTTTTAAAACTCTTGAGACAGTGTATGAGATGAGCTGGCAAGAGCAAAAGCACATTGTTCCCTTGGCGTACACAGTACCGATGATGGCTCTTTTACCGAACAGCAACGAATTCGCCTACGGTGTAGTCATACAGAAAGATTATGAAAACAGCATTGCCGGCTCAAACCATAAAATACTCGACAGCAATTTTGGTCGCGAGCACCGAGAGTCATATAAGTCTCGCTATGTGATTAACGAGAATGTTGGCAATTTCCGACCCGCAGGAGGCCGCAGACCATCTTCGCTAGTTGTGGGGAATCCTATGGAATTGGGCAATATGACGTCGGACAGCATCGCCGAAGACGCCTTCCAGCCTTTGTGGACGAAGTGCAACAACTGGTCAGGCATCGGCGTGGCCCGAGGCGAACTCAATCTCACCGCGTACCAAGACTCCGATCTGGGAAAAACATCGCCCATCACAAAGGTGGCCAACGCAGACATTCGAAATTCATTGTGGGAGCTAGCAGGTCATGTTCAAGCCACGGCCCCCCAGACCCTTACGGTAGCTTTACGAGAAATGTTTCTGGCTATAGGCCGCAGTAAGTGGAAAACATCTACAGGCAAAAGCTGGTATGACCAGATTATGTATGAAATTTTATGGGGGGCGCAGGACCCAACTCCTCCCGGACCAACTGTTCCTACTCCTGGTGGTGGTTCCCCGCGCTCTTACACCCCTCCGCCTCCCCGCAATGTTGGCAAGCGGAAGCTGAAAAAGGGCGAAGTACATGCCATGAACGTGCAGTGTTATTTGCTGGAACATATTCAACAGCTAGCAGCCCTTCGCGAAACCACAACTTATGAAAACGTAGGGGTGATTCAGTCCGGACAACCAGGGAACATCGTTTCTAAATTAAATCATGGGGCCCCACAACCGGGCAAGGGGGGCGTATGGCCTCCCACCCAAGGAGGCCCAGACTCGGAAGCCTATACGCTACAGAATATGTGCCCTGATTTGTGGGCGCTGATGACTCCTCATTTTGAATTATATCGTGTCAATTATCTTAAAACACCAGACGGCAAGCCGAGTCTAACCCCGATTTCTGAAAATCGGATTCCTTTTAGTAATTTTCTTGATGAGAGAGATGTTAATGAAATTACCGCCGGCTCGTATGGACGCATAGGTGGTGCGGGTATGACCTCTTTTACGTGGAGCCTCGATGGCACACAGCCGGCAGAAGTTGATAACATGATCAGCGCGCAGCTAACGATGCATTTTCAGAGTGTTTATGATTTATTTCGCCACAATGAAAGGCCTGATAAGCCTGGAGAATTCGCTGCCGGTATTCCTGGCCAAGCCGGCTATTTGGACCTCATAATCGGCTCCGGAATTCAAGGACGTCCAACATCAGAAATGGCCAACTCATCAGATCCGGGCGATGGTAAGGCACCCTGTGAGGATGTACTGAGCAATGAGTATAAGGGGGAGAATTTTCGTATTAAGGTTATAGCTGGGTGGTCTACGCCTCCTGGTTTCACCAACATGAATATTCCGGGCTACACTACCAAAGACTTAGAGCATATTAAGGCTGCCATCGACGCATCGCGTAAAGCACTCTTTCTTCAGATTGTTAGCCATGCCATAAATTTTCAACAGGATGGAACCCTCGAACTGGTGATTGATTATCAGGCCTCAATGTCGGGCCTGACTCGTAGCCCAGTGGCCGATATTTTTGTGGGGAAGGATATACATGAAGATGCGGTTGCTGCAATCGATGACGAGCTTGCGGAACTGGAAGAGGACCACAATGCGGCTCTTCTGGCTGCTGGAGGTGACACCCTTCCCCCGGGCAAAGAAACCGAGTATCAAAAAAAGCAAGAAGCTTTATTATTAAAGCAAGTTGTTTTAATGCAGAAAAGCCGGGCTGCCAAATATAAAGAGTTCCTGCGCTCACTCCAAAAGCACAATAAAGTTCGAGCAGTCCCAGTACCTACTAAAGAGTTGCTTAATCCTCTTGGGAAAATGGATCCCGAAGAACGCGCCGAGGCGGCTAAAGTCCAGCTGGAGAGAAAGTTTACGATGGCGAGTAAAGCCCAAACCACCAAAGCACAGACATCGAGCGACTTAGAGGTCAACGACGCCACCAATGCCCTTGCGGCCGACAAACAACAAGAAGATAACACGCGACTTAAACAACTGGCCGATAATGTAGGTATCGTGGCTACTGATCCCGGGATGACTACTATTCCTTTTATGTATCTGGGAGATCTTATTGATGCTTTGTTGGTCAGCCGCCTACCTCACCTGATAGAGAAAGATGAAAGTGGGACTCCCCCTATGCAGGTGGTGCTGGGCAACGTAGAAATGATAAATCCTTTGCTGGCGTATCAGATTAAAAGTATTAAGTACTTTTGCCCAGGCGCCCCAGCCGGTAAGCAGAAAGTGATTCGACATTTGTCCCAGATTGACCCTTTCCGGGTGCGTAAAGTTTCTGGAATTTGGGAATATATGAATATTGGAAGCATTCCGATTTCATTGGATAAGTTTAATGAATGGTTTGTGACCAATATTATTAAAAAGAAGGTAGAGTCATACAAGTTATTAGACTTTATTAAAGATATGTGCAGCGCACTAATAACAGAGGCGTATAGCAGTGTCTGCTTCGAAGATATATTTAAATTTAGGCTTACTTTTAACTCATCTAATTTCCAAATGGTCAATAGTTATCGGGGCTGCTCGGCAACACTCGATCAAATGGCACACTCGGCGCGAAATGCTCAAGCACGCGATCGCGCGCGCCTATCCTTTCAAAGCAAAGAAGGACCCTCAATTCCTACAGCTGTTATATATTCGGTTGACTCACGCCCCCGGGCAGGTGACCGTATTTCCGATTTGCAGGAAGGCATTTACCACTATTATTTGGGTGGTCGTTGTGGCTTGGCAAAAGAAATCAATTTTCAGCGCCAGGATATGCCCTTTTATCGTGAGGCGCGCATCTCAAAAGATGGCGCTTTAGGCGCCCAACAGCTCAAAGAGCTGTATACTGTCAACATGGACATGATTGGCAACACTCTCCACAAAAATGGCACTTATGTTTATATCGATCCCATTGCTATCGGTGCTGGCTCCTCGCGAGCCCTAGGAGGTATTCCCAATATCGCGCGCCTTATTGGTTTGGGCGGCTATTTCTTAGTGAACGCTGTTAGAAATGAGGTCTCCCCTGCAGGCTTTACTACCACCGTTGAAGCAATGCAAGAGATGAGTTCTTTTGACACTGCTGACGATGACAAAATTGTATCTATCAATGGGCGCCCCCCGATTCCACGAGAGCCTCCTCCTGAGGCACACCCTGATGACTTCTGCGGCGAGCTTGCCGATGAGGATATCGATTGGGACGCAACAGAGGGCCCTGGCACTTCCTTCCCGGGAGAAGAGGATGAGGTAGAGCCATGACACAGATACGCAATAAAAACGGTTTCGTCTTCAGTCTCGCCGACCTGCAGGACCCAGAGGGGGCCAATGGCCTTTCGTCCTTTGCGGCCATGTTTCAGAGGTCTCTGTATAAAGAACGTATATATCCCAAGCCTCCTTTCGCTGCGCGCCCTCTCGACACTTGGTATAAACGAAACTTGTTCGGACGCGTCGATAGCAGACAAAATACTATTATTCCTAAAACCAGCGATTTGGTCCAGCTCCCCAATGCTAAAGAGCCCCTTTTTGCACTAAATTTCGTCAGTGATGCATACGCAAAGTTCGCCGACCACATGGCCAACGCGGTCATGGTCCGGGCGGTTACCACAGAAGGAAATCCAGACCTTATTAAGCCTACTCCGCGCCGAGCCTATCGCGATCCGACACAGCAGTACCGAGAATTTCATGCTGCCCTGAGCGAGCACTTCGCTGAATCTTTCCAGGCGCCTGTAGCGGCGCCCATTAACAACTTTCAAACGTTTGTTAAATATTATAGTGCTTATTTAAAAGGCCTTGTTTCACTGTTTCCCATAACTAAGACTTCTTACGTTCTGACGTACGGTATGGACCCCCTCTGTAGTGGTCTTTCAATTGCAATTGCTAATGCGGATGCAGCAGATGACAAAATTAAATATGAAAAGTTTATTAATGATCCTAATTTTACTTTTTATAGTCGCGCAGCCAAAAAGTATGGGTTTGTGGTAGATAAGAACCAGCCTTGGATTTTAACAGCGGACCTATTTTCGCCAGCTATAATGGTTCATGTGGACAATTATGTAGTGGGAACAACGGGTGACCCGATCACGCGGGATAACTTTTTTGATGTTTATTACACTCCTACGTACCGAGGTGATATTGAGGATTTGTCTAATATGTTTGTTGAGGCGTATCGGTTGTTGGTCGCCTCGTCGCCGCTCTATCAGATAGAGCATATTTCTGATGATGGCACATTCTGTTACCATACCGAAGAGCGCCAGAAGTACGATAAGGAGGGCCTCCTGGCGGAATTGGATCCTCAATTTTTAATAGATCTTTATATTGATTTGCGGCAGCTGGAGTCGCGCAACGGCTACACACCTGACCAGGTTGCGCGCCTTAAACGCATGGTTTATAATTTGTATACTTTAAAAATGCCGGATAGTCCATTGACTCCTTTTCAGCGGGTTGCCCGCGAGGTAAACTACCGGTACAGAAAGTTTATTTATCCAGAGAACATATCTCAACTTACAGGAGTATCGCCTAGGAAATCCAAGACTTCCGGCGCCCACCGAAGCCCCAATAAAGCCTTTAAAAAATAGGTTGACTTTCTTTTTTATTTGAGATATCCTTGTTCTATGACTGAAGCACCTTTGTTTCAACTTCTCGACACCAAGGCCGAATGTGCTGGGTACTATGTAGATAATTTTATTAACGGTACGGGCGCCCTTCCGATGTCGGGACAGACTTGGGAGTACAGCACGCGCCTCCCGGGGCATCTGTATGAGTTGGGTCAAATTTATGCCCAAGGAGCAACGTTGACTGAAGCGTGTCCCCCTCGTTTGCGAGAGGAATGGGATCAGATTAAGAAAACTTTGAAGTCGTGCCTTAAGGCTTTTACTACTTCCCAAATAGCGTTGTCTGAAAATTGCTTGTACGACCTTATTCCCGAATATTTTCTCTTTCAATATTTGCATGCCAAAAATAAGATAACCGCTCATGTCCTAGACACCTGTGCGCGGCCTGCAAATTATGACGGAATGTATCGGCTGGTTGAGATGTTAGCAGACATAAAAGAAAGGCCCCTCAGTCTGGACATCACTCCCATAAACCACTTATTGGGCTCAGTTAGGGGAAAGAACTTTTTACGCACATTGCAAACTGTGCGGCCCGTGTGTGATTATAACCCATGGGGCACAGTTACAGGTAGGTTAGCTGCCAATGCAAACAGTTTCCCAATTCTTACCATGAATAAAGAGTTTCGCCCGTGCGTGGTAGCTCAAAATGATTGGTTTCTGGAATTAGATTTTAATGCCGCTGAGCTTCGAGTGCTGCTGGCCCTCGCCGGAGTGACCCAGCCTTCAAACGACATTCATGATTGGAATGTGAAGAACATTTTTGAGGGGGGGCTGACGCGAGAAGAGGCCAAAGTAAAGACGTTCGCGTGGCTCTATTCTAATAAGGAAAACAAGCAGTTAGAGCGTCTTTATAACAAAAATTTAGTGAGAAATAAGTACTGGGATGGCTGTAAAATTACGACAGATTATGGTAGAATAATAGAGAACGTAGACGAGCATCATGCTCTTAATTACATCGTTCAAAGCACCACAATCGATATGGTGCACGAGCAGGCTTATAAAGTCTACGAGCTTTTGAAGGGGAGAAAAAGCCACATCGCATTTCTTATTCACGACGCTGTGTACATCGACCTCGCTGAAGAGGATCGCTACGAAATATTAAATTTACTTGACACGTTCAAGAAGACACGTTATAATATGTTCAAGGTTAATGTCTCCGCTGGAAGGAACCTCGGAGCAATGAAGGAATTAAAATTATGAAATATGACAAACCAGACTTAAGCTTATCCCGCTATCATGTGCCGGAAGTAAAAAGCAAGTATCAGCCCTATACCATTGATGGCGCCGCGGGACTCGTGTCCGACGGACTCATGCAAGCCATCGAGAGAGCTGCGATCTCATACAACTGCGACATTGAAGATTTAACAATGGCGGATCTGTGGGGATATCTCGTGGCATACTCAGAAGATGTCCAACCTCAGAAGAACCGCTTGAGAGGACTGAGCCTAGTGGAGAAGCAACGATGAAGCAGAAGAAGCTATATTATAAGCTTGTCCGCGACCGGATTCCAGAGATTATTACGGATGCTGGGAAAGACTTTAGTGTCCGTCAGATCCGCGGCGAGGATCTCACCCGCTTTGCGCTAAAGAAGTTGCGCGAGGAGGTGCAGGAGTTTGTGAAGGAGCCATGCGTTGAAGAGGCGGCTGATATTCGGGAAATCCTTGACTTTTTGTGTGCCCGTCTGGCCCTAGGTGAATCCTCGATTCAAGCAGCCCAGATTTCTAAGCGCATTACGCGCGGCTCGTTTGACATGGGTTACCTTTTGGAATGGGCGGAAGAGTAAATGAAGATTGTGGGACTCGGCAAAGCTGGTTGTCAGATAGCCAGGGTGTTTTCAAAGTATCCTCAGTACGAAACATGGGGTATTGATATACACAAAGATGCTGATATCACAATTCGCAAGAGAGATAGCCATGAAGACTATGAACAGCACTTTCCTTCGTTAAAGCGTAAGCTTAAGTTTACTAACGAGGATGTGGTGGTCGTAGTGGGCGGAAGCGGACAGATTTCCGGTGGCATCCTAAGGCTTCTGGAGCAGCTTCAGAATAACCGCATCACCGTACTGTACGTACAGCCGGACTTGGATCTGGTAAGCGAGACGCAAAAAATGCAGGAGCGTGTTGTACGAAATGTACTTCAAGAGTATGCCCGCTCGGGGCTCCTTGAGTGCATGATACTGGTGGACAATATACTTATCGAGAAGGGGATTGGCGAGGTGCCAATCATGGGATACTTTGATGTTCTCAATCAGGCCCTCGTTAATACCCTTCACATGATTAACGTTTTTAAAAATTCCGAACCAATTATCGGTAATTTCATAACACCTTCAGAGCTAAGTCGTATCGCGACTGTGGGGGTGTTGGACGTGGAGGAAGAGACGGAAAAGTGGTTTTATGACTTGAAAAAGCCGCGAGACATGGTATACTATTATGGTATTAATGAAGCGGACCTTGAAGAAGACACAACACTATTCCAAAAAATTACCACCTTCGTTAAGTCGAGGCTTAATGAGGGTGTCAATATTTCATACGGCGTTTTTAAAACCACTTACGAACAGAAATATTGTTATTGCATTCAGTATTCCTCTATGGTACAATCATATATAGAATTTTTAGACGATCAGGATATTGGCTGATCGTACTTTAACCCAACTTAAGGAGATAAAAATGGGTATCAATTTAGACAAGATGAGGGAAAAGCTCTCGTCACTACGTGGAGACGGAAACTCCTCAAATGACACTTTCTGGCGCCCCGAGGATGGGGACCAAGATATTCGCATCGTCCCAACCCCGGACGGAGACCCCTTCAAGGAGATGTGGTTTCATTACAATATCGAGAAGGGTGGCTTCCTTTGCCCCAAGCGCAACTACGGCGACGAGTGTCCCGTGTGTGAATTTGCGTCGCAGCTGTGGCGCGAAGGAGTCGATAACAACGATGAGCATAGCAAGAAGACTGCAAAGTCTCTGTTTGTTCGACAGCGGTTCTTCAGCCCCGTCATGGTTCGTGGCGAAGAAGAAAAGGGAGTACGCGTGTGGGGGTATGGCAAGACTGCCTATGAGAACCTTCTGACGCTCGTGCTGAACCCGGAGTATGGTGATATCACTGATACCGAGACTGGTACCGATCTCACCATGACTTACGGAAAGCCTCCCGGGGCTTCCTTCCCGCAGACGAAGCTCGTGCCCCGTCGCCGTTCGTCCCCTCTCTGTGAGGATCTGACGCCCGACAAGTGCGCGGAGCTTTTGGACAGTATCCCAGAGTTTTCTGGTCTGTTTGAGCGAAAGACGACTGCCGATGTGCAGACGATTCTGGATACGTTTGTTAACTCTCAGGTTGATGACCCCGAGACTGTTAGCAGCGAGACCACGAAGTATGGCAACAAGGACGGCGAAGCTAATGCCGTAGATGCCGCTTTCGCAGAGCTTGGCGCTCTCTAATCATCCCCCCCACAGGGAGGCCTAGGGTTATCAGGGGCCTCATATTTATAGGAGCAGTTACAATGAGTACTGAAGACAATTTACTGGAACAACTTATTTCTCTTTTGGTGGAAACCCGAGAGGATTATGATAAATTTTGCGATCGCGGGAATAATGCCGCCGGCACCCGGGTCCGCAAGACCATGCAACAGGCCAAGGCCCTCGCGCAAGATTTGCGAGTTGAAATCCAGAACGCTAAGAATAATCAGTAAAACAAGCCGCAGGTAGGCACGGGCGACAGGTGCCTTATTTTTAACTTAGGGAGCGACAATGGGAAAAATAGTAGAAACTCTACGGGAGTTGGGAATTGGTGGCGACAGCTTTGTTTATTTAAACTATGAGGACACTGCCTCAGTTTGGCACATTTCGGATGATTATATCGACGAAGCCCTGACTCAGACGCGCACCGCTCAGGTGTTGGCAAGTGTGCTGGCAACCCGGGGAATAACTATCTACTCGCGATATGAGGAGGACGTTTTGGAGATCATGCGTGACGCAGGGCTCTTGGAAGACTATGACCGGGAGGGGACGTTTGAGGACTATCTGACAGATACAATCCAGCGTGAAGCCTACGAACATGATTTGCTTACCATTTCGACCGAGCGGCATGACCATAAGCGTGGAACGTGCGAGATTGCCACCAATCTCAAGGTACGGGCTAGCGATCTGTACAGCCTTAATAGTGCGGCGGATACTTTTGTATCACCCTTCGATGTGGTGGTTCAAACCAAAGACGGCCTTTTGACATTGGGTGTATAGAAGAGTGAAGATATTAGATTTGCATGGCGACAAGCATGAGCTGGTAGAGCAGAAGGTGCACAGTTTTGTGTACAACAATGAATTGCCACTAAAGATTATCACCGGCAAATCTGAAAAAATGCGACAGATAGTGGTTGACACAGTTCGACTTTTGGGCTATGATACTCACTATGAACGTTGGAGTAATGAGGGATGCTTGGTGGTTACTGAGCATGGGTTTTAAGGAGTACAAATGTTTGTTGGCTTATTAACTATAGCGGTGGTAGTCCTTTACGTCTTGTTATTAGAGGCGCGTCAAGATATCCGAGAACTTAGCGAGCAACTCGCTGTTCTACAAAAGGATGTGATGGAAGAATTTTCATATAAATACGGAGGCCTTTATGGCAAAAAGTAAATCAAAGGCAGGCAAGATCTCCATTGAGGGATTGCGCACACTAATCAATAAAACATCAGGGGTGGAAGTCGCCCACAATCTGAAGGAAGCAAATCCTACAGAAGTAACAGAATGGATCCCCACCGGTTCTCGGTGGTTGGATTCTATTGTCTGCCGCGGCCAACTTGCGGGCATTCCCGTCGGCAAGTTCACGGAGATTGCAGGTCTTGAATCCACCGGCAAGTCTTTCATGGCCGCGCAGTGTGCAGCCAATGCCCAGAAAAAGGGCATGACGGTGGTATATATGGATTCAGAGTCAGCGATTGACCCAGGATTCCTGGAACGAACCGGATGTAATCTAGATGATCTGATCTATGTCCAGGCCCAATCGGTGGAACACGTTCTAGAAACAGTGGAAAGCGTCCTTAATTCGGGCGCCGAAAGAACCCTGTTTATTTGGGATTCGTTGGCTCTGACTCCTACCGTCTCCGATGTGGAAGGGGACTTTAATCCCCAATCCACCATGGCAATGAAGGCGCGCATTCTCTCAAAGGGAATGTCCAAACTCACTATCCCCATCGCGAATACTAAGTCAGCCTTCCTGGTTCTTAACCAGCTAAAGACTAATATTCCCCAGGGACCGAACGCACGCATCGTCGCAATGACGACACCGTTTATCACTCCAGGCGGAAAGGCTATGCATTATGTATATTCTCTGCGCATCTGGCTGACGGGGCGTAAGGCGAAGTCGGCTTTCATTGAAGACGAGAGCGGCTTCCGCATCGGCTCCGAGGTGAAGGTGAAGTTGGAGAAGTCTCGCTTTGGCACACAGGGACGCAACTGTGCGTTCAAGATCCTTTGGGGCACCGATGACGTTGGTATCCAGGACCAAGAGAGTTGGCTGGAAGCTGTTAAGGGCTCCGACAACGTGAAGCAAGCAGGCGCTTGGTTTGCGCTGGTTCACAAGGACGGCACCGAAGAGAAGTTTCAAAGCGCACATTGGGTTACCAAACTCCAAGATGAGAAGTTCAGGAACCGAGTGTTCGAGATCATGGATGAAGAGATCATTCGCAAGTTTGATGTTCGCGAAGGAAGCGCAGCGGATTTCTACGACGTAGATAAAGAATAAGACTATTTATAGTGTGCACAATCCTCACAATATGAAACTAATAATGGAGGGGTGGCGTCAGTATCTTCAGGAAAATGAAGAAGTCGCTGCCCTTATTGATGATAATGTACTGTTAATTGAAAACCAGCAAGTAGTTGGTGAAAAGAACTTTGATGTTTTGTGTGAAGAGGCACGACAAGGAGCCCTTACCGAAGAGCGTTTTTTTGACATTCTAAATGAAGCTGCCGAACACGAATGGTCGCTAATCGAGGAAGAGCTTTCTCTTGAAGAGGGGGTGGATCTCCAGGCTGTTAAAAAGTGGGGCAAAGAAAAGTGGGCTAAGCTTAAGAGTGCTGCTGTAGTTAAGGGATTTAAGTTTGTAATAAACGCCATAAATCGTATTATTAAGATTCTCGCGAGTATGCTTGATACTTTTGGGATGAAGCTGTATCTCGGGGCAATGCAATTGATAGCCAAAGCCGCCCTTGGCGCCCGAAAACTGGCACCCTATATCGGCCCCGGCCTCTGGGTCTTAGGAGCCATCCTAATTTTTGTTGCCGCCTACAGCGGAACCCTTGAGGTCCTCGTGGACCAAGCCGGCGAAGCTATCCAAGCACTGGGTAAGGGCGAGATAGATGCATCACAGGTACAAGCAGCAATGATCTGCGAGTTTCAGTGCAATGGCGAAGTCATCGAAAAGAACATTTTAGCGTCCGCAGTCGATCTCCTTACTAGCGATTTGTATAGTAATCTCGGAGGCGAAGCCGGCATCGAAGAAGAAATGATGATGACCTATCAAGAGCAGGCAACAGAGAATAATGATGTAGTAAAGCTTGTTGATTATAAACTTATAGACCAAAAATATAATGAGGCTAATGTAACAGTCGATGCGATTAGAGGATTGTCCGATGACTTGCATGATCTGACGAGTAGGGACGGCGAGAAGTTTCACTGGAAGCTAGACAATTTTCACCCCAAGGTGGCAGAGAAGATTGAAGCTGCTATTGAGATGGCAACCGAGATGAGAGAATTAGATCCGGAAATGGCAGATGCCTCGGCTGAGGCTGGCCAAAAAGTGAAGACCCTGTGGAGTGGCCATGTTCAAGCAACCTTCGAAACCTGGTCGAAGCAACATACGAAGGTTGTTGGCGGCGAAAAGGTCATCGATGATTTCTCGCAGAGCGTGAAGGACTTTACTTTAACCAAAGGGAAATACGTACCCAGCCGCGGCACCTAAAGAGTAAAACAAAACCCTTGAAAGAGTTTGTAAAGTTCTTCCTACTATGGTATAGTCAGCAAATGGCTATACCTTTTTGGGTTGTGGGCCATGTGCATCTGCACTTTGTAAACTACCATGACGCCTGGGAGTACGGGGCATCGATTCTGATGCACCTAATGGTGGGAGCGGGCTTTTGGCTGGATTGGAAACAGCGAGCCATTAAAGGGAAAAAAGACTATATATAGTATGCACAACCATAACAATATGAAGCCCATCATGGAAGGATGGAGGCATTATCTGGCAGAAAGTTCAGAGCACCTTCTCACAGAAGCCGAGGCCAAACGAGCCAAGGATTATGTGGATGCTATTAAGCGCACGATCATCGTTCTGGGTGCGAAGGCTGCTGGCAAGGAGTTTTTAAACCAAGCCATTACAGAAGTCGGCCCCGAAATTGCTGAAGCCGCACTTGAGTGGGCGAAAGCAATCCCGGGAATTGGCACTTTCATTGCTGGTCCAGCGGCCATCTGGAAAACAGGAAAAGCCACATTCAAAACTTTGATGAGCGCCAAAGAGATAGGCAAAGCAGCTTTCGACGTGTTGAAGGTTGCGGCAGATGATTTTGTAGGAATGGATGATAGTAAAGTGGGGACCAATCCTATTGCTAAGTTATTGAATATTGACGATCGAATGGAGGTTCCAATTTCTGAAGAGTTTTTAACTAACTTTGCTGGCATTTTGCTGCAACATCTGAGCCAGAGTCCCAATACTTTGATTCCCAATCCCGACGCCTTTGCCGAGCAAGCTTTGTCAAATTACTTGAAAGCCAAACAGCATGTGGGGGACATCGAGCCACCTCCGGACCCTAACTAAAAACCTGATTTAAACCCTTGACACCGAGGCTCCTGTGAGATATACTCATAGGAGCTTCAAACGTTAGGGGATAACACAATGAACATATTTATTCTGGACGAAGATCCAGACACTGCAGCGCAGATGCTCTGCGACAAGCACGTTGTTAAAATGATTTTAGAGAGCGCCCAGATGCTTTGCACAGTGGCGCACGAACACGGCTTTGATGCGCCTTATCGCAAGACGCACCCCAAGCACCCGTGCACCTTGTGGGCGGGCCGATCCAAGGCCAATTGGGATTGGCTGATGCGCCATGCATTAGCAATGTGCGCAGAATATACTCGCCGTTATGGCAAGAACCACAAGAGTCGGGCCGTTATTGACTGGTGTCTGTGGCAGGGAATCAAAATTGACTTCCCCGAGACAGGACTCACGCCCTTTGCGCAGGCAATGCCGGCACAGTATAAAAACCCTTGCGCGGTAACTGCTTACCGTGCATACTACCACGGAGAGAAGGCAAGCTTCGCAACTTGGAAATCGGAGGTGCCACAATGGTGGACAGCAGCATGAAAAGAGTAATGATCGTCGACGCCCTGAACGCTTATTTCAGGGCTTTTATTGTAAACCCGAGTCTGTCTACACATGGAGAGCCTATCGGCGGCCTGAAGGGCTTCCTGGGCATCCTGCAGAAGCTTTGCCGCGACATCAAGCCCGATACTGTGATGATCATCTGGGACGGCCCGGGCGGCAGTCGCAAGCGCCGCGAGCAAAACAAGAATTACAAAGAGGGTCGAAAACCTATTCGCGTTAATCGACAGACAGATTTGACCGACGAGCAGCAGCGCGCCAACATGGCGTGGCAGCAACTAAGGTTAATGGAATACTTGAATGAGTTGCCCGTTGTTCAGTTGAGATTTGATGAAGTCGAGGCCGATGATGTTATCGCCTATGCCACCCAGATTGACACGTTTAAGGGTTGGGAAAAGGTTGTGGTCTCCAGCGACAAGGACTTCCTTCAGCTATGTGATGGTGAGACAGTTTTGTTTCGGCCCATTCAAAAGAAGGTTCACACCAAGTTAAATATTGTGGAGGATTACGATATTCATCCCCGTAACTTTGCAGTGGCCCGCGCCATTGCGGGCGACCCATCGGACAACCTTAAGGGCGTTCCCCGCGCCGGCCTAAAAAGTATTTCAAAAAACTTAAATTTTTTGAGAGAGGATAAGGACGTAACATTGCAGGAGATTTTTGATTGCTGCCTTCAAACAGAGTCGAAGGCAAAGTTTTTCACGAACGTTTTAGAGTATAGAGATGTAATTATAGAGAACTATAAATTGATGCAATTGTATGCTCCCGCCCTCTCTTTACAATGTCGGGATAAGGTGCATTATGCTTTGGATAATTTTGAATACGACTACAACAAAACAGAGATTATTCGCATGATGAACCAGGACGGTTTTGGGGTGTTTAACTGGGACGATCTTCACGCAACAATGAATCGAATCTGCCTTGACAAAGCATTGAAAAAGCGGTAAGATAGGACAAATGGGAACAGCAATGAAATTAAACGGCGAGTCTGCTAACTTCTCCAAGTATGGGAGGAGTTTTCAGGAAAAATTATGTATGGTAATATTAGACGATCGGCCCTTCGCTGATCAAATTGAAGAAGTTCTTGATGTCGGGTTCCTAGAAACCAATTATCTTAAATTATTTTTAAATAAAATATTTGACTATCGTAAGAAGTATGGAGTCCATCCGTCCCGTGACATCATGAAGACAATTCTACGGTCCGAACTGGACAATGAAAATGAGCTGACGGCCAAGCAGGTTCGCGAGTTTTATGTGCGGAGCCAAGTCGCACCTCTCAGTGATGTAGAGTATATTAAGGATACTTCTCTGGATTTTTGTAAAAAGCAAAACCTCAAATCAGCTATGGTTAAATCTATCGGCCTCCTACAAAGCTCTTCTTTCGATGAGATATCTCAGGTGATTAATGACTCTCTTAAGTTGGGGATGGATAACGAGGAAGGTTACGATTGGAAGAAAGACTTTGAAGAAAGATTCAAGCCGCGCTTTCGTAATCCTGTATCTACTGGTTGGGATTTGATTGATGAGGTATGCAAGGGTGGTCTGGGCCAGAAAGAACTGGGAGTTGTTGTTGCTCCCACTGGCGCAGGAAAATCGATGGCGCTTGTACACCTGGGAACTCAGGCGATTCGAGAGGGTAAGACGGTGGTGCACTATACCCTAGAACTACAAGATACTGTGGTGGCCTCTCGCTACGATTCTTGTTTAACCAAGATTCCTCTCAAAAGCCTGACCGCCTTCAAGGAGAAGATTTATGAGGAGGTACAGGGCATTCAGGGTAAGTTAATTGTTAAAGAGTATCCCACCAAGACAGCCAGTACCCAAACTATTCGAAATCACTTAGAAAAGCTTCGGATGCGTGATATTAATGTAGACATGATCATCATTGATTATGGAGATTTATTACGCCCTGTTCGCTATCTTAAAGAGAAGAGAACAGAGTTGGAATCTATTTATGAAGAGCTGCGTGGTATGGCAGCAGAATATGAGGCACCCGTGTGGACAGCATCACAGACGAATCGATCTGGATTAAACGCTGAAGTTATTACAATGGAATCTATTTCTGAAGCCTTTAATAAGTGCTTCGTTGCTGATTTTATTTTCACCATTTCTCGAACCATTGAGGATAAAACCACCAACTCGGGTCGCCTTTTTATAGCTAAGAATCGAAACGGGCCCGACGGCCTAGTGTATCCTCTTTTCATGGATACATCCAACGTGTGCATTAAGGTGTTGGAGCCCTCGGAAGAAGATGAAATTGCAGAGGTGAGTGTGAAGAAACAAAGCAAGAGACTGCTTGATGTGTATAAAAGTATGCCAAAGAAAAGGCGGGAGGCTGAAAATGTTTGATGAATCTGAAGTCCGTGAGGCGACCTTAGAGTATTTTAATGGTGATGAGCTTGCGACGAATGTATTTATGACTAAATATTGCTTGCGAGATAAGAAGGGGCAGTTTGTAGAAAAGACTCCCGATGACATGCACAAGCGTTTAGCTAAAGAGTTCGCTCGTATAGAGGATAAGTTTATTACGCGCAAGTCCAATCACCTCACAGAGAGCGATATCTATTCGTATCTCCAGGATTTTAAATATATTGTCCCGCAGGGCTCGCCCATGATGGGAATAGGAAATGATTATGTTAATGTGTCTTTATCTAACTGTGTTGTTGTCGATAATCCCGCCGACTCGGTGTCGAGTATCATGGACGCCGGCAAGGATCTTGCGAACCTTTTCAAGCGTAGGTGCGGTGTTGGCCTTGATATATCTGACCTTCGTCCTGAAGGGGCCCCTGTTAATAATTCCGCTCGTACTACTACTGGTGCGTGGTCTTTTGCTGATTTTTACTCGTACGTCTGCCGAATGATAGGACAGAATGGTCGTCGTGGCGCTCTGATGATTTCCATGGATATTCGTCACCCGGACATTCAGAAGTTTGTAGAAATGAAGCATGACCTGTCGAAAGTGACGGGGGCAAACGTATCAGTTAAGATAAGCGACAGTTTTATGGAAGCCGTAGAAGCCAATGAGGGCTTCACATTACAGTATCCCGTTGATGCGGAAGAGCCAGAATACACTGCGCAGGTGGATGCAGCAACTTTGTGGGATTCCATCATTGACTCGGCTACCAAGACAGCCGAGCCAGGCCTTTTAATGTGGGACAACATTATCAAGAACTTGCCTGCGCATGCTTATCCTGAATTTGAAACGAAGACAACCAACCCTTGTGGGGAAATACCACTCTCTGCTTACGATTCCTGTAGGCTTATCTCTTTGAATTTAAAAAGTCTCGTAAAAAATTCTTTTGAAAAAAATGCAGACTTTGACTTTAACAAACTTAAGGAGGTTGCTGCTGTAGGAATGCGACTCTCTGATGATCTGGTGGAACTGGAGCTAGAAAAGCTAACCAATATTGAAAAGGTAGCGGACACGGAAGACGAAAAGGAATTGTGGCAGAAGCTTCATGCCGCCGCCTCTAACGGGCGCCGAACCGGCCTGGGGACACACGGCCTCGCGGATGCCCTAGCGTGCCTAAACCTCGCCTATGATAGTCCCGAAGCTCTTGTGATTGTGGAGAAAATCTATCGCACCCTGCGCGATGCGGCCTACGAGGAAAGTGTGTATTTGGCCCAGGAACGAGGATCCTTCCCGGCATTTAGTTGGGAGCTAGAAGAAAAAAACGAATTCATCAGCAGACTCCCGCAGAGCATCCGAGACATGATTGCTACCCATGGACGCCGGAACATTTCTATTCTCACGAACGCTCCCACCGGCTCTGTATCAATAATGTCACAGACTTCGTCAGGCCTAGAGCCAGTCTTTAGGAATTCTTACATTCGCCGACGCAAGTTATCGCACGATGAGCAAGACGTCGAGGCAGATCACGTAGATGACCTAGGAGATCGCTGGCTGGAGTACACGGTGCACCACCATAATGTCCAGGCATGGCTCGACTGGCACCCTTTTAAGGATCCAGGACCTCTTCCGGCCTTTTTTGTAGAGTCCGACAACATTGACTGGCAGCAAAGAGTGGCAGTCCAATCGGTAATTCAACAGAACATCGATCACAGCATCAGCTCTACTATTAATTTACCAAAGGGAACCGAGCCCGCATTGGTGGGACAACTCTATATGGAAGGGTGGCGCCAGGGACTTAAAGGCATTACGGTTTATGTTGAGGGCTCTCGCTCTGGGGTGCTGGTTACAGCTAGCGAAGAGGATCCATCCTTTCCTCAACACAAAGCCCCCAAGCGCCCTATTGAGTTGCCCTGCAGTATTCACCACACGACCATAAAGGGGGAGAAGTGGATCATTGTAGTAGGTCTCCTGGAAGGGAAACCATATGAAGTCATGGGTGGTCTCTCTAATCTTATTGAAATCCCTCGTGATAAGGTAGAGGGAATTTTGGTTAAAAACCCTCGTAAGACAATGAATTCAATTTATGATTTAAAGGTGGGTAAAAATGGGGACACGATTATTATTAAAGACTTGGTAAAGGCCTTCGATAATCCCAACCACTCAGCGTTTACTAGAATTATCTCTTTGGGCCTGCGCCACGGGGCCAACATTCAGTATGTGGTGGAACAACTACAGAAAGATCGCGACTCTGATATGTTCAGTTTTGCACGCTGCATTGCCCGTATCTTAAAAAGTTATATTCCTGACGGCCAAACAGCCACGGAGAAGACCTGTACAGAATGCGGCCATGAGGGCTTGATTTATGTAGAGGGGTGTATAACCTGCACGGTGTGCGGTTATGCAAAGTGTGGATAACCTATGATTCAATTTACCCCTGCAGCCATGGAACACTTGAGGGCCTGTCTTGATGAGGGCGAACTGGCTCGCGTCGCCGTCCAGGGTGGCGGCTGCTCAGGAATGTCCTATGTGTTAAATGTCGAAACCGAATTTGACGAAGAAGATATTTTACTTGACATTCCCGGTGTTAAGGTGTATATTGACCCTTATAGCGCAGAGATTCTAAACGATACCACCGTAGATTATGTGCAAACATTGCAGTCCGAGGGGTTTACTTTTTTGAATCCACGGGCAAACATCACATGCGGATGTGGATCATCATTTAGTTATTAGGAGAAGAGATGAATTTATCACCAGTTAACAATTACCTCGTCGTAAAGACAGTCGAGGACACAGACATAGAAGACAGCGGCATCCTGCTACCCCAGGACTACCGCTCGGTCGAGAGCCCATTTGCCGTGGTTGAGGTAGTCAACTGCTCGGGCGAAAACGGAACCATATGGGGCACCGGATTGCAAATTGTTGTGGAAGCACACATGCTCCGTGATATTCAGCACAACGGCGAGACCTTCACGGTCATCAAGGAAAACCACGTAATCGGCATTTTGTCAGAAAATACTTGACCCCTCCAATCATCAGTGTTATACTAGCACTATGATGAAACTGCCTCCTCTTGAATACACCTTCGACAACGTAGTCCTTGGGTGGCGAGAGGAGGCGGTTTCGTTTGCGCGAGAGCACGGCTATCACCTCATTGTGAATAGCGAACAGCGCCCCTTCCATCGTTTCTTGGGGCACCAAGAGACTAAAAGCAAATGGTACGAGGGCATTTTTAATCTCGGAATGAGGTCACTGCTTCCTATTCCTTTTGATGTTCAGACGATTGCACTGGATGATGGGAAGCTCAAGGTGGTCACGCAGGGTAATACCAAAATAATGATTAACTTCGCTAGGCTTCACATTTTTGATTTGGACAACTGTGGCCATTTGGGTGTGGACGAGGTTATCGAGGACTATTTGGTGCACGATATGTTTGATATCACATCTGGATCACGTTTGGGACGAGAGATCGTGCTGAAACCTAAAGATGTGTTCGTTCAGTTAATCGAATTTGTTGAGTCAAACCGGATAGATAGAAACAGTGCCGGTGATTTTAAGGACATCTTAGTTACAAGCATAATAAAACAGCAAGATATCAAGAGTTTCGACTATTCAGACACAGTTATTCGTATTTTTATTGAGCGTAAGTTAAAGGAACACAATATTAAACAACCTAGTGGTCGAAGTCTCAAGGTGCGCCATGCATTTCGTCACGCCATAAAGAACACTTTTTATTTCAAACCCTTAGATGAGGTGGATGAGAGAATAGTTCTTCATGAGTAAGATAAACATGCCCGCCATCATTCCGGTTGCTGGAATGACCGCGGAGTTCGGAATGGAATGGGATGCATCTTTGGTTCCCGTTGGCCCGGGCTACACAGCTATTGAGGCGAGCGTCTATGAGTGTCTTCACGCGGGTTGCAGTTCAATTTGGATTGTTGCCAACGACGATGTGGCTCCCCTCTTGCGCCATCGCTTAGGAGAGTATGCCACGGACATTGACAGTATCCAGCGCGGCACGTTTGTTAAATTTGGACAAACAAAGCATCTAGAGGTTCCCATATACTATGTACCTATTCACCCCAAACATCGCGACAAGGTAGACAACTATGCATGGTCTGTTATTTATGGCGCCAACGTCGCGTATTGGATTCAGACCAAGTTTTCAAGGTGGGTACAGCCTACTCGATACTATATATCTTTTCCACTCGGAATGATGGATGCGAAAGAGGTGCTTCGACATAGGTCTGCCCTCCGAAAAACGGGGTCCTTTTATTTTGCCCATGAAGGAAAGACAGTGAAAGATGGTTACCCTTTGAGTTTTGTTATTGACCCCGACGAATGGCGCCGAGCCAAGAGGGTAATAACCACCAATGCCTCGTATTATAAAGCACCTCCACCCGGCGAGATGCCTAGCGAGGCGCTCCCTCCTGAAGAGCGGTATGTCTCTCGGTCGTATGGGCTCCAGGATGTCTTCGGCGACGGGCCGGAAGGAACAGTTCAAACAATTAATGCCTTTTATGACTTGACAACATGGGAGGGATATGGTAAATTTATATCATCGGATCTGGCCAAAAAAACCAAGCGTCCGAGTACAAACACAATGTATAGGGGAAGAAGCAAATGACAGACAAAAAGATTCCTTTCGTGGGACTGCACGCTCACAGCGTCGCGGGTTCTATCTTTGATGCCATCGGGTATCCAGACGAGCACATGGACTTTTGTTATGAGAACGGTGGAGAGGCACTAGCTCTAACAGACCATGGGAATATGAATGGCTTTTCACACCAGTTCTTACACTGGCAGAAGATGAAAGCACAAGGAAAGGAGTTTAAGCCGATCTTTGGTGTCGAGGCTTATTTCCTGCCTTCTATTGATGAGTGGCGCGAAGACTACGATCGTATTAAGGCAGACGCTAAGCTTGCGAAGACACTCGCAAAGGCAGGAGACACGTCTGGGGCTACGGTTGAAGATGAGGAGGCCTCCAAGAAGGAGGTGAAGAACATTTTGAACCGCCGCCGCCACTTGGTTTTGTTAGCTCAGAATCAGACAGGCCTGAACAACTTGTTCAAGCTTATCTCGGAATCATACAAGGAAGAGAACTTCTATCGTTACCCCCGAGTGGACTACAAGCTCCTCGCTAAGTATTCGGAGGGTGTCATTGCATCCTCTGCTTGTTTGGGAGGACCCTACGCTGGCAACTATTGGGCTAACCGAGAGGAAGGGCCCGAGGCAGTACGCGAGGCGATGAGGGAAACAAGCCGGCGCTTTGTGGAGGTCTTCGGAGACCGGTGGTACGGAGAACTCCAGTGGAATAATATCCCGGAACAACATGAGCTTAATCAGTACATCATCGAGACCTGTAAAGAATTTGATATTACTCTGATCTCAACAGCGGACAGCCATTACCCCAACAACGAGGCTTGGAAGGATCGAGAACTGTATAAGCGTCTCGGCTGGCTCGGTAAGGGAACCCCGGCTTGGGCCGAAGACAACACTGAACTACCCGAGGGTGTAGAGGAAATTGGGTACGAACTTTACCCTAAGAATGGCAACCAGATGTGGGATGCCTATAAATATTACTCTAAGGTGGGAGGTCATGAATATGATGATGACCTCGTGATGAACTCCATCACCGAAACACACCACATCGCTTTCAATCGTATCGAGGACTTTGTTCCTGATACCGCCGTGAAGCTCCCAGACTTTGTGGTCCCCGCGGGCTTCACGGATGCAGGGGCTTTGGTGAACTATGCGCTTGAGGGCCTCCGACAACGGGGACTCCACGAGAATAAGGAGTATACTGATCGCCTCCAGATGGAACTCGACGTTATTGAGGACCGCGGATTTAGCAAATACTTCTTGACAATGAAGGCGATCTCCGATAAGGCAAACGAAGTTCAGTTGACTGGCCCTGGCCGCGGCTCGGCTGCAGGCTCCTTGGTAGCCTATGTATTGGGAATCACACAGATTGACCCAATTAAGTACGGGCTTCTTTTTGAGAGATTCTTGCGCAAGGATGCAACGGACTATCCGGATATTGATTATGACGTTGCTGAACCCATGGAACTCAAAGAAATGCTTATGGATGATTGGGGGAAGAACTCCGTCGTTCCGATATCCAATTGGAACACACTTCAACTCAAGTCCCTGATTAAAGACATTTCAAAGTTTTATGGTATTGAGTTTACTGAAGTTAACAAAGTCACATCAAATATGATCTTCGAAGCTACGCCTGCAGCGAAAGCAAAGCACGGTATTAAAGCGGGTGTTTATACTCCAACTTGGGAAGAGGTCATGGAACTATCTCCATCCTTGCGCGGCTTCCTAGTAAAGTATCCGCACATCAAGACACACGTCGAGGCGCTTGTTGGACAGGTTCGTTCCTGCTCCCGCCATGCGGGGGGTGTCTTGATTGCGGATGACTTGAACGAGCACATGCCGATCATCAGTTCGGGTGGGGTACGACAATCACCCTGGTCCGAAGGACAGAACGTTCGTCACTTGGAGCCTCTCGGGTTTATTAAGTTTGACCTGTTGGGTCTCTCGACCCTCCGGATGATCGAAGGTGCAATTCGCCATATCTTGAAGAGACATCACAATGTTCCAGAACCTACGTTCGAGGATGTTAAGAAATTCTATGATAAGAATCTTCATCCAGATGTTATCGACTTTGATGATCAGGCCGTGTATAGAAACATTTTTCAGCGAGCAAATTTCGCGGGAATTTTTCAGTTTACGGAACAGCGGGCACAGGAATTCTGCGCGAACGCAAAGCCGAAGTCACTAGTTGATATCTCGGCCATCACTTCAATCTATCGCCCTGGTCCACTTTCGGCCAATGTGCACGAGCAATACATTCAAGCTAAGAGTATGCCGCACGAGATTGATTACCTCAATGAGCAGGTGAAGGACGTAACTCAGGAGACCTACGGCTTCCTCATCTTCCAGGAGCAGATCGCGCTGCTTGCGCATAGGCTTGGGAAGGGGTTGACACTAGACGAGGGCAACATGCTCCGCAAGGTGTTGACCAAGAAGGGAACAGGTAAGGGAGCACGAGTCAAGAACAAGCTCAAACAAAAGTTTATCAACGGTTGCGTGGAGAAGGGCATTCGCCACAGCGAGGCCGAGGATATGTGGGAGCGATTCGAGTACTTCTCGGGTTACGGTTTCAATAAGTCACACGCAATCTCATACTCGGCAATCTCGTTCCAGTGCGCGTGGCTCTACAATTACTATCCGGTAGAATGGATGGCGTCGTTCCTCGACAAGGAACCAGAGAAGCGCAAGGAGAAGGCAATCAACATTGCGAAGCAGAACGGCTTTGAGATTGTAGAGGCCGATGTGAATACCTCGTCGTTTGTATGGGAGATCGACCCCGACAATGATAAGAGGTTAGTCCAGCCGCTTGCGGGACTCAAAGGATTGGGAGATGCAGCGATCGAACAAATTGTCGCGAACAGGCCCTTCAACAATATTGAGGAGTTCCTGTTTCATGATGAGATTGTGTACAGCAAACTAAACAAGAAAGCACTGGATGTGCTGGTTCGGTCGGGGGCTATGAATAACCTCATGGATGACCGCTTCAGTGGCCGCAAGCACTTCTGGACTGCAGTCGCTGTAGATCGAGTGTACAGCAAGAAGAAGTTTCTGGAGAACATCGAGGAGTATCGGCCTGAAGGGGACTTTACCACAGCAGAAGAAATCGACAACAAGACGACCTTGACGGGCATCTTTCCGATGCACCTTGTCATGACTGATGCCGTACGGACGAAACTGGAGAACTATTATGTCCCGCCTGTATCAGATTACGACCCGGAACTCGGTCTCGTATGGTTCATCCCGCGGGAGATCATTCGCAAGAAGACAAAGAATGGAAAGCCCTATTGGATCGTCGCAGTGATTGATTCAAATTCAGTGTTGACAAAGTTCCGCTGTTGGGGTATAGTAGAGGGTAAGGATAGGATTCATTTGAACCGTCCTTATATGGGTAAGCTAGATTACGATCCCGCGTGGGGATTTTCCACGCGATCGATCAGACGCAATCTTAGGCTGCTCGGATAAAAAAAATAAAAATAGTACTTGAAATCTCATGGAGAGTTTGGTATTATAAAGATGTTGGAGCGTTCCCTGGGGCCACCTGGGAAACAAAGCTTGCAACAGCCCAATAACCGCCTGGGTTTTGACCTGGGCAGATAAGGAGTAACACAATGGGTAGATTTACTATGGACGTCGGGCGGACTTTAAACGCATTTACAGAGGGAACTTATGGAGTTGAGGACTCTCTCTACGAATTTCTTGACAACTCTGAAGTGGCGAACGCCAATAACATTCGCATACATGCACGGGACGGTGGCGGAGAGCCCCTGAACCAAATCGTTATCGCCGATGATGGTGATGGCATGAGCGCCGAGCAGCTCATCGATGCATTAGTGTTCGCCGGCGAGATCCGTGCACGCGCACCAAATGAAATTTCTGAATTTGGTGTCGGCATGAAGGCAGCGGCCTTCGCTCTAGCTAAGCGGTTCATTCTCGTCAGCCGAGACTGCTCTGGGAATCTTTCCGGAGCTTATCTGAACCTGGATCGTATCTCGAAAAAGCCTAACTTTTATGAAGATCCGACCGAGAAGAATCCCACTTATAACTATGGGGACATTTGGGCAGAGTTTGCCATCGACCCAGAAAAGAGTGGCACGATTGTTTATCTTGAAGAGGTAACACAGACAAAGTACGCTAGCTGCGCTAACTTTATTAAGGGTATTCGCAACCCTTCCCTGCTCGCTCTTCGCTATAGGGTGCTGATTGATAGCGGTCGCCTGACCATTACTACACAGAATGGAAAGAAGGGGCGCCCAACGGTACTGGACTCTTATGATCCCTTGTTCCGGAACGACCCTAAGAAGTCTACGATGGTAATCGATGAGAGTTTTGTCTATAATCCCAAGAGGGGATCAACGGGCCCAGTTCACTTCAATTTTCGTATGCAGCGTCTGAGCGATGAAGAGCGAAGCGGTACTAATTTTGGAATATTTATTAAGGTAGCGGGTGTTGTTATCTATCGCGACAAGGACACTTTGCTTGGCCTTTACAAGCCAGATGCAAGTCATTCCTATCATTGGGGTCTCCGGGGTGAAATTGATTTCGCCACTAAAACCGATTTTATGAAGGTCATGACGTTTACCTCACACAAGCACGCAGCTCGTGTAACCTCCCAGTCCTTTACGGATTGGCTGCGCGATACGAAGATTGGTAAGGCTTATACCGTGGAAGAGAAACGCCGCGCAGATGAGAAGCTTGCTGAGGCCATCATCAAGCACCGGCATGAAGTAAGCGAAGAGGACACCAAGTTTGTTGATGCTCTTAACGAGCGTAAAGAAGTCTATGGTTCTTCACGAAACTTCCTTACTTATCTTGGAAAGATTGATGGAATTAATGCAAGCCGTTTCTCTGACCCCAAGGAGGTCGCAAAGCTCTCGGGGGGTATCATTGAATATAATAGTGGCAACACTAATATCGCTGCCCTTCTTGTGAGCGGTAAGGCACCCATGTCTCGAACTGCCGGAAGAGCGCTGGCAACAGCCAATGCTCTCCGCAGTGACTTGGCTGCTGCTGGTGTCACCATTAGTGTTGACGAATATGAGTCGTTCCTCACTAACATGATGACACTCATCTAGGGGTGTGCCGAACAAGACGGCTAGAAATGGGGGGCTTCGGTCCCCCATTTTTATTTCACTTAAGTGTTGACAAAGAGATTTGAATCATATACAATTAAGAGAGTAAAGGAAAATGTAATGTCTGATAATTTAACACTTCGAGTCGGTTGTTGTAGCGGGGTAGACTTTCTAAAGAATATTCCTGACAATAGTATTGATCTCGTTTTAACAGATCCCCCTTATATTACTTCTCGTGCTTCGGGAATGGATAAGTGGGTTGATCATATTGCCGCGCGCAAACAAAGCGGCGTTAATTATAAGTCCGAGGCGGAGTGGAGAAATCTGAAGACCTCGGACGAGTGGAAGGAATGGCTAGAGCAGGGGGGCTATGCTACCGGCAAGGAAAGCTTTGATGCCCTACGCGTCGCTAAACGAAACTATTTAAAGTACGGTTCCATCTATGGGGATAAATATGCCGTGAAGACGGATTACGGGGAATGGGATTCTACCTTTACCATGGAAGATCTGGCAGAAGTTATCGAAGAGTATTACCGAGTCCTTCGACCCGGTGGAACATGCATCGTCTTCTTTGATCTTTGGAAGATCACCGACGTCAAGAAGCATTTTGATAAATATAAGTTTAAGCAATTGCGACTCATTGAGTGGCTTAAGACCAACCCGCCCCCCATCAACAGTCATCGCAACTATCTTTCAAATGGTCGCGAGGTTGCTATCTTGGGGGTCAAGGTGGGTAAGCCGACCTTCCATAGCTTCTACGACACAGGCCTTTATCAATACCCTATCCAGGGAGGAAAGTTTCGAATCATTCCAACTCAGAAGAATACCAAATTCATTCGGGCTTTGATCGAAAAGCATTCTAACCCGGGAGACATGGTGTTGGATAGCTTCTCAGGCTCAGGCACTACCGCAGTTGCCGCTCATGTTTCAGGCCGACACTTTTGTGGGTGCGAATTAGATGAGGAAACATGGGAGAAATCTATTACTAGAATCGAAGGAGAAATCCAATGGCACGAAGAACAGATGGAAAAAAAGAGAAAGGCCGAAAGGAAAAAACTAGCATCGGTAACAACAAGTTCACCAAGCGTATCGAAGACCGAGCGCACGGTGGAAACAAAATTATAAGAAACCATATTGAGGACAAAGAAAAATGATTTTACAATATTATATGTTAAGGGGAAGTGATTTCCCTCCGGTCCGTGCGAATCCCAGCGACGCTGGCCTTGATTTGCGATGGACCCCAACTGAGGCATCTGAGTGTGCCTTGGTAATTCAACCTAATGAGAGTGTTTTGGTGCCCACCGGATGTAAGTTTGCAATTCCGCATGGATACATGATGGAAATTATGAACAAGTCGGGCGTCGCATACAAGAAGAAACTAATTGTGGGCGCTTGTGTAGTTGACAGCGGCTACGAGGGAGAGGTGTTCGTGAATCTTCACAACATTGGGACGGAACCACAAACTATCGAGCCTGGCGATAAGGTTGCCCAGGCCGTCGTAGTCCCCGTGGTCCATGCACGCTTCGTGGCCGCAACAAGCCCAGACATTTATGAGTGGTATCCTATTACTATATCAGACCGAGGCAATGGTGCCTTGGGGAGTACGGGTAAGTAGAATGGCTGATAATATGCCTGATATCCCTCCGCCGCATAAACGAGTGCTTTATCTAGCGGCGCAGGTTAATCAAAAGTCGATGAATGACCTGACCAAAGCCATCATTCAGATCAATGATCATGATCGCTATTTGGAAAAGTTATATCCTATCTATGATTTAGAGTATAAGCCCAAGCCTATTAAGATATATATTGATTCTTATGGCGGCGCTGTCTATCAGTGCCTGGGGCTTTTGGGAGTGATGAAGAAAAGCACTACTCCGATTCATACCTTTGCTGCCGGCGCAGCTATGTCATGTGGCTTTATGATTTTGATTTCTGGCCACAAGCGCTTTGGGTATGAGTATTCGACTCCGCTTTATCATCAAGTTTCCACTGGTTTTTTGGGGAAGGTTAAGGATATGGAAGAGAGCTTGGAGGAGACCAAAAGACTCCAAAAGAAGATCGAAGAAATCACCCTGGAGCGCACCCAGATCAGTCAAAAGAAGTTGAGAGAAGTTCTCAAGAATAAGGTGGACTGGTATATGACCGCACAGGAAGCACTTCAGTTAGGCGTTATTGACGAGATAGTATGAAAAAGCTTCGCAAGGTTAACACCAACAAACGCAAGAAGGAACGTAAGGCACTTCAAAAGAAGTTGCAAAACCAAACTTCTTTGATGATGAAACATCCTAAAGAGTGTTGTGTGTGTGCCACCAAGTTTGAGAGAACTCCTGCAACCGTTACGGAATGGAAAATTGTTGTAAGAGAAAAGAGAGTGCGCTTGACATGTCCGAAATGTTGGAGTACAATACAAGAAGCATTGGAGAAGGAAGAATGACACAAAAGACCCTAACTTATAATGACGTATTGCTTAAGCCGCAGTATTCCAATATTAGAAGCCGCAGCGAAGTAAGTATTGCATCGATGTTGAGAGGTAATGGTCCGACCACCCATCTGTCTCTCCCCATTATATCGAGTCCGATGGACACAGTTAGTGAAGAGGAGATGGCAATTACAATGTGGCGCCATGGAGGCCTGGCAGTTGTACATCGTTATAACACGATCGAACAACAAGTAAAAATCATGGACGAGATCACAGTCGGTGCCAATTGTAATGCCGCTGCCGCAATAGGAACTACAGGAGACTATTTAGATAGAGCGAAGTACCTTTATGATGCAGGCGCTCGCATCTTATGTGTGGATGTGGCCCATGGCCACCACATACTAATGCAAGAAGCGCTCCATGAATTACGTGAAGTCTTTGGCGACGTAGTTCACATCATGGCGGGTAACATCGCAACCTTGGAGGGTTATAATGATTTGGTCGATTGGGGAGCCGATAGTGTGCGTTGCAATATTGGTGGCGGTTCTATTTGTTCAACTAGGGTTCAGACTGGC